GGTAATGGATCCTCCACCTTGTCCAGTCGCTGAAGCCGTTTCGGTTGATATATTAACATAAAAAAAGTTATCTGTCGTATAATTTGTATAATTTGTCCATGTACTCGGTGCTCCCGTGCCTGCTACAGCGAATCCATCTGAATCTTCAATCTTCGTAGAAGTAAACCCATTAAAACTTACAGCTTCTCGAAAACGCACTGTATCACTAGTCGTATATCCATGGCCCTCTAAAAACACTACCATATTAGTATTTCCAGACTCCGAATAGTAAGGATTATAACTTAATAACTTAGTAACAGCGGGCTCAACCCGTGCCGGTCGTGCATTTTGTAACCCAACGGCCCCCATAATTCTTGGTTTAGGAAATAATTGAGGTTGTTTAGCCTCGTATTCTGAATAATGTACCCAAAGCCCATTCCATTGTTTAAGCATCTGACGGTATGGGAATTGAAGCCCACTAATGTCAGAGATTGAAACTGCGTATTTTCCTCGTGCAAAATTAGCCATTATGTAATCGACGGATAATAAGCTTGTGGCGTGATGAATGAACTTGTACGTTCCCCATCCTCTTTCAATGCCCGTGCCAATTCATCTTCATAATATAAACGCAATGCATCTGTTTTTTCTGGTGCTATCTTTTGACTTAAATAAAAAGCGAGTCCAGAACACATAGGCGCAATGAATTTATAAACAACATCAGCATTATTTGTATATACGCCAGCATCCTGAAGTCGTGCGACATAATAATACATCAATTTATGATTGGTTGGTGTAGTAGTTGAAGAGTGTCCAGAATCGGCAGTTTGATAAACATAAATTTGAGGAACAGTTGGAGAAACTGCACCTCCCGTCTGTCCCACCATATCTACATAATATTGTGAAGGAGTTCCCTTAGACAATTTGTTAGCCAAATTTGCGTATGCAGAACGATCAATTTTTGTTAAAGCAGTGTCCGTTGGATTTGTAGTACTGGTAGAAGAGTTTCGATACCATGATTCCAAAATAGCTTGTGTGCCAGCTGGTGCATCATAAGCATCTGTTCCTTCTACTAAGTTAGATTCATTTGATTTTACTTCCCACAAATGAACTCCACGATTCCCCCATTCAGTAAATAAAATATTTAAAGAACGACGGGCACTTGCTAAATCATAACCTGACCGAGACATTGCACCACAACGTTCGTAGGCTTCTTCCACAATGTCATCAATCGCTAAATTAAAAGTGGTTGTACCTGATGTTGCCATAAATCCTCTATGAAGGCTCTCCTTTGCAGGAGAGCCTTAAATTAATTAGCTAAGATCTCTAGCTTGTAAATAATTTACAACGACACGTGCAACCCCAGCAGTAGCTGAGTTAGTAACAGCAATACCATAAACAGTTTGGTCTGAAGATCCAATATCTGTCCATCTTCCTGCTGCAGCCGGTTCACAGTCAACACTTGTTGCAGTTGCAGTTACGTTTGATGCTGCAACATAATTATCAGCATCAGTCGAAATACCTACAGCAATAGTAGTTGTACTTGAGCTCGCAAATAAAGTTTCAACGTGGTATTCAATTCCTATAATTTGTGAATTAGCGGGAATAGTGAATCCTAAACTTGTTGCGGAAGTATCATCATAATTAATGGTGCCAGATTGTGCTAATACAATATCTCCAACGTTTTTAACGTTAGTGCCTACAGTTGTACCTGTAGATGATAAAATATTACCAGATTTAACTGGACCAGTAAAAGTAGTTGTAGCCATAATGGCCTCCCCATCCTCATAGGATGATTTTACTGCATAGTCTCTATGAGCGTCTGCTAGGTCAGTCTATACAGTTATTAAATAACCCTAGAATTTTAGTTTTACAGGAAAGTTTTTAAAAAGGCAAGTAAAGAGTATAAAGACCCCTTGTCAGAGAATACCAATTCTAAAAGGTATCTTATGTATTATACGCTTGAGTGCGTTAGTGCCAGTTGGGCCATTTTATATTTTTTCTGAAGTTCTGCTAATTGTGCAGATAATTCATTGGAACCTGGCCCTATACCGTGTTCACCATTTTGTTTTTCTTTTTGTTGCAATTTAAGTACCAACTCATCTAATTCGGTTTTGAGCTTGAGTACGTATGCATCACCACTTTGAAGTACCATTAAGGAATCCTCAAAAATTAAACAATATCCTATATTTAATTATTTTCTGCCCTAAAGTCAACTAAAAAAAAGGGAGGGTCGAAACCCTCCCTTTTTCATTTTTCGTGATAACAAAACGCTGAGTTTCTATTACGAAACTTCAACGCCGTAAATACCGCGCCAGTCAGACCAGCCGAAGCTGTATCTAGCTCTCGCTTTGTATCGTACATTGCCAGTATCGAAGTCGCCTTCCATTGCAGTACGAATAGGTAATCTGTCGAAATGCTTTAAGCCATTTGGAACATCTGTCATCAAGAACCAGTTATTTGAATCAGTTAGATAATGATTAACTGCATATCCATTAGGAACCATGCCCATAGATACTACAGCATTAACATCATTGTCTGCTGTTCCTGGTCTTAATTTAGACGCCATGACTCTTTCTGCTACGAAAATTAAGTCTGAAGGGATAACAAGTTTCATTGCCCTTGCAGCAATTTTCAAACCACGTTCGTCTTTGTACGCTGCGACATCAATCAGTGCAGTTTCCAAAGATGTTTCGTTAAGTTGAGCAGCAGTACTCATTTCATTGGATTGGTTTCCTGCTAAAGTAACGTGAGCAGTAGAACACATTTCCAGACCATCACCACCAGTGTAAGAAGAGTTAAACGCTCTGTTAAGAATGTTTGCTCCCTTAGTTTGTTTGGTGTTAGCCATTGAACGAGCCAAAGCCTTCGTGTAACGAGTAGACAATCTATCATACAAATTATCTTCAATCGCTTCTTCAGTAATAGCAAATGCTAGGGCAATCGTCTCGTTTGTGTAACGAGCGGTATAAGTTTCTTGCGCGTAATCGTAAGTCACTCCTTGTCCTTCTGGTTTCACTGACGCATCAGCAAAGCCAGATAGCATTACTTCTTCTTCAAAAGCTCTATCAGATGATTCTGTAGAGAAGATTTGTTCTGCTTCGTTGTCATACCTATTGTACTCAAGACCAAAGAGAGCGTTCAAACCTGGTTCTAGTTCTTTCACGAGTTGTGCTCTTGAAATAGCCATAGTCTAATACCTCCTACGTATTGAGTTTGTACTGATGGAGACGAGCCATAACGATCCAGTTTGCATTAGCTGCAGAAGTGTCTGAATTGTTAGGATCTTCGGATAATCTGATAATTTGCCATGTCTTTCCGCCTTGTGCACTTGTTGCCTTAGTGCTCTTAAGCTCTGCTTTAGATCTACCATTAACGGTTGATCCAGCAGTATACGAAATATCCACACAATCGCCGATGTCGGCAGTTGTGAAAGTAGCATCAGCTTGAACTTCAAACTGTTGGTACGGATCATCATATACATGAGCTATAATATCACTTGCAGCAGTACTTGCAGGGTAGTAGTTACTCCATCTAGGTTTGCTTGTAGTGGGGTCAGTATATCTGCACCCATTAAAAACACCTACTGGTTTAGCTGCATCAGCACTACCAATAGTAATTGTACCATCAGTAGCATGCAGTATAACTGGATCCCCAGCAAAAATAGCTGTGCCATAAGCGGAAGAGATTAGATATTTGGACGTACCTTGAGTACTGGGGTAATCCCCAACACGTGTAGTAGCTATCCAACCTTGCGGTGCATCTATATTAGCCATATCAATTGTCCTCCATAAGTTATAGGGTTAAAAAAATCCGATGTGAAATTGCTAAAACTTATTCAGTTTTATTTCTTCCGCCACCGAAGCTTACACGACTCTGCCTATCTTGATTTATAGGCATACTCGGATGCTGTTCCCTCATAAGATCGTTTTTAATCGCTTGGTCATTGTCATCGGCTAAACTTTGATAATAAGCTTGCCTTTGTTTCGCGATCTCTTCGGGTATCCTTGCCAGCACAAGGCCACCATGTCCTACAACACCTGAATATTTTCCTCCAGTTACGGCTGGTAACCCACTCCAAACAGGATCATTCTTATATTCGTCTACACGAACTAATTCATATCCTTCTCTTAAACGGGCAGACATATTTGTTGTATCTTCCCAGCCTAAGACTGAAGTACGTAACCATCTGTGCACGTAACCACTTGGCGCAGGTGGTGCATCTAAAGGCGATGGTGGAGCCCATTGCCTAGGTCTTTCTTGTGAAATCCTAGTAGAACTCGCACGTGGATCTTTTTTTATTGTCTTTTTATTCATGCGTTATTTCTATCCTCCGTGTTTACATATTTCGCATACTCTTCTAGTGGCACTCCAAGCTTTTTAGCAATTGTAACCTGTGAAGGAGTGAGTCTCACAGTTCGGCGACCGGCTTTGCTTCCACTGCGTTTAGCAGAAGCAACCGTTTGTGACGGTTTGGTCGAAACTTCTTTTTCTTTTATATCAAATTTGTGGGGAAATGCAACCCTTATTCTTTTATCTATTTCTTGATAATAATCATCACTCTTAGGATCAAATCCTTCGTCCTCCACTAATTTCTTATGAAGACTAAAAGCAGTAAAAGTCATAGGTTCATCACTTCCAAACCATGAATTTTTTGAAGCCCAGTCTTCAGCTTTTGGATCCGGAGGAGCCGCGGCGGGTGTACGGGGCATAGGGGGCGGAACATGAGGTGCCGCTTGTCCTGGCTTCGTTTGATCTTGATATCTTTTAAAATTTTCATATTGTGTACTTTGATTTGAATAATGAGCCAATAATTTTTGTGCTTCAATTTCTTTATCTACATCTCCTGCTTCTCGTGCAGCTTTTAATGATGCTGTTGCACCATCTAAACCAGTTTTAGCAGACTGTCCAAATTGCTCTAAATATTGTTGTTCTCGCGTTGTTAGTTTAGTTTTTAATTTACTTTGTTCGGAAACAACATTACGTGCATATTCAGTTGCAGTATCGCGTTGTCGTTCTGCTTCACGCAATTTTCGGGTAAGTTTACCAATACGTTTTTGAACGCCTTCACTATACTCTTCAATTTCTTTTTCTTGGGTAGTAGTTTCTTTTAGTTTTGTTTCTTCAGCTTTTGGTTCTTCTTTTGGTTCCTCTACAACTTCTGTTACATTTTCATTTTCTTTGACTTCTACAACAGAGTCTTCGTTGGTTTTTTTCTCTTCTGGTAAATGAACATCAAATGCATTGCCTGTATCATCAATGTCAACTAATGAATCATCTTTGGTTTTTGGTGGCATAGTTTCCTCCTATGGGTTAAAATAAATGAAGTATATCGTCTGGATCTTTAATTGTTGCGAGCACTTCATCGTCATTTAATATTCTTACTTCCCCACCTTCTATATGAAATCGCGAACCAGCATATCGCGCGTGCAAAATCCATTCCCCTTTTTTACACCACGCACCAGTTGGAAATTTCTCTTCGTCCTTATAGGCTAAAGACCCTACAGCTAAAACATAACTACAGACTGTTGCAACTTGTTGTCGTTCTAATGTTGAATCCGAAAGATACAAGCCTCCCTTTGTTTTACTTACTCCTCTAAAAGGCAATACTAATAATCGCCATCCTGTTGGAATGGGTAACTTACCAGAAACAGATTGTTTTAAATCTTCAAAAGATTTTTCTTCTTTTGCTTTTTCTTCATTTAATTTATTTTCTAATGCATGAACGCGTGCCGGAATCGGCTCATTAGAATTAGTTTCCTGAATTTTGTTCGTCGTCATAAGCTCCTTTTTTAAGCAAGTTAGAGAGTTCTTGTAAGCTTTCACTATAAGCTTTTCGTTGTCCTATTAAATACTGGTATTTCTCTAGGTTGTCAACCCCTTGAAGAATAGTTTCTTCAACAGAGGCTATTCTCTCTTTAAGTTCTCGCTGGAACTTATAAATAAGATTCATTTCATCCATTACGTACCTACGATCGTAAAGAAGATAAAAATAAACATATATGGTAGAATTTCAATCATTATTTCTTCATCATTTTAGCAGCGCTTGATACTCCCTTTATACCAAAACTCGCTGATATGGCAATATATAAAAGATGTTGATAGTACTCAGGTAATTCTTGGAGAGCAATAAATCCAGTCTTTACAAACTCAGTACAGCCGGGAATAAAAACGAGAACAGCAGGAAACAGAAGTACAATAAGACTTACTTCGTCTTTCCAAGATCCTTGCATCTGACCAACAGCAGTCTTTTCCCATTCAACCTTACCTGCTATTTGTTGTTCCATTAAAGCAGTGTCCGCTTTAATTTTAGTAAGCTTCTGCTCTGCCTTTGCTTTTTTAGTTGCGACAATGCCTTTTACAGCCTCACCCGCAACACCGAGCAACGGTTTTATGAGTAAATGAAACATAAACTATTTCTTTTTTTGATCAACGCCTTCAACGGCTTTAACAGGAGTATACGTAGTACCGCCAATCCAGCTTGCACTTTGTTTCCTATCTGGACGTACAGCACCTTGACCTTTAATGACAACTGTTTGTGTATCTTTTGCACTTGTCATTTCAATATCAACAGGAGAACAATAGCCATCAACCATTTTTCCAGGTATTTTAACTGATCCAGGATTTTTAAATGGAGAAGTCTTGTAAGAGTTTCCACCCTTTCCAATAAATTTTCCACCTAATCCCATGACTACATTTTTTACCATTTTATCCTCTTAATTTACTTAAAGTTTTTGCTAAGTTTGCTTGTTTAACTGTGCGCGAGCTATAATCTTTAGGATTACCTCGTACTTTTTTTCCAAATGCTGCTGTACTCATGTTAGCTGCTTTTGCTTTTTTTGTAAAGGCTCCAGGACGTTTAATTGCTTTTTGAATCCATTTACCATCTGCTGCTTTTACACGGCCCCCTCTTTTATACAAATCTTCTCTTGTACTCATTGGTTTAGCAGCGCGTGGATTATAAAATTGTGGTGGCATTATCTTCCTCCGCGTCCACCTTTGGCTTTCTTGATTCTGCCGCCTTTTTTAGCCATCGTGCTGACTGCAGAATAAGGACGTCTTCCAAGTGCGCGTTCCATGCCTTTACTTTCTGCTCTCCGCGCTGCAAGGTTTCCAGTTACTCCTCTGTTTCTTGCTCCCAAAGATTCATCCAGTCGTGCATTGTATCCTTGACCACCAACTCTTAATTTTGCTCTACCACCTTTTTTATAAGTTGTCGTTGGTCGTCTTTTAGATTTCATAACGTCTTGGTCTCTTGTCCATACTTTTCCTACCATCTTTTCCTCCTTAATCGAATATAATTGTTGCTAAGTCGCAATTGGTGACATCACCATAAATGCCTTCGGTAAATAAAATACCATCTTCAGCAATGTACTCATTCCATGTATCACCATCAGAAGCACCCCACTGCATTTGATATTTAAGTGTGCCTGTTGCATCAGAGCCATCATATAATTTAATAATAGCATTCGCCCCTGTAGCTAAACCAGAAACACCCTTCACGCGCGCACGCGCGATAGCAACCGTTCCACCGATCGCAGTCTTAAATGTAGCATCAGCTGTGATGATTGATTGTTTTACATCTGTTGTTGACATAACTATTTACCTTTATCTTGACGAGAACCAGTACTGCTGCTATCGAATTTTTCATAGCGTGCTAGATTTTTAGTCCCTTCAAAATTTCGTTTTACATCGACACCTGCAGTCACTTTTCCACCTTGTGGTTTTAAAGGACCCGGTTCTCCATAATAAACTTCTTTTGCAATTCCCATAATAATTACCTATTAGTTATTTGTTTCGTTTTAACATAACACCACCGCTCTTGGCAATAACTTTCTTGCCATATTTTTTAGTCCAACGGTCCGCAATCTCAGGGTGGTTCTTCCACAGATAGCGACGCTGTTTTATTGACTTAAAGGGCATTACCGACCTTTCAATGTACGGACATCATACCGTTTTGTCAAGTCTGACTGGCGTTTTGCCTTATTAGCAAGATGTTGTTTATCCATCGTGACCTTCGCTCTTAGATTAGCAATATCCTCTGTTTGCTCCATTTTATCCCGAGCAAGACGATCACCTTGCAGAAGTTTGACCTTGTCTAAATTAATGCGCGCCTCATCATCTTTCGCTTTACGTTCATTCTCCATGGCCTTTAAATCTAGTTCTTGTGCTTTTAATTTCACCAGTGGATCCCCATCAAGCATATTATTTATTTTCTTCTCTTCGTTTAAGAACTCTTCGGTTAATTCTGCAATCAAGACTGCAATACGCGATTCCACTTTATTTTGCAGAGCCTCTAATTGTTGTTGGGCTTGAGGGTTCTGCTGTGCCATTTGTGGATTCTGCTGCATCATCTGTACTTGTTGTGTGAGTTGTTGGATTTGTTGAATCTCTTGTATCATTTCTATTTCCACTTGTTCTTGAGCCATCAGAGAAATATGCTCCATAATATTTTTCTCGAGCTCTCCAAAAATCATAGGATTATTTTTAACCAAGCTTGTTGACATAAACGCCAAGTGTGCTGTGATATGAGCCCGATGGTCTTGACCACGATAGGCTTGGAAAGGTTTTCCTGCCAATCCATTAATATGTTCTTGGGCAGGATTTAACGGCATATCAGGTTGGGGAGGGGGTAATATTTGATCAATATTCTTGACTCCCATAGCTTGATACATGGATCTATAGGCTTCGTACATATTATGCATTTCAGGATTAGTTTGTGCCAGTTGCAATTCTGTTTGTGCCAATGTCACACGCTGTGACATCGAGAAAATATTTGGATCGGCAACCGGTACAATATCCACACGATCATCAAAGTCTTGTGTTTTAATCATCCGATTTCCACCAACAACATCGTACGGATATTCTGGTGGTAAATAAAGTTTGAAAATTTTTGCAAGCAAATTAAATTCTTCCTTCATGCCCGAGTAGAGGCGTTTATGAATCGCAGACATCACACGGGAGCCACGTTCTAATAATGCAACTGTGGTTCCAACAGCAGCTGCTTGATTGCCATCACCCACTTGCATATCTGCAATTCCTGCAAAACGCTGACCGGCATCAACAACATAGCCTAATAAATTAAAAAGAGTTTGACTTGGTTCTTTGTAAGGCAACGTCATGAATCCTTCTTTAACCGTTCCTCCTGGACTATCGACATCTCTCCATTCTCCAGGTTGCAATGGAACCGCATCATCTCTAATTCTGATTCCTCGTGATTTAAAACCAGCAGGTAGATTCGATAATGTTCCCGCATCCAAGAGTTGTCTTAACGCACTTGTTGCTGTACGCGATAAGCCACCAATCATATGAATGAGACCAAGGCCATAGAATCCAAGACCGGGGAGAAATTTAAAATGCACAAAGTATTTAATTTTATGTTTAAGAGGATCGTCTGGATTATAGTTTCTGCGAATAGCTAAAATCTTTGTTTGTGATTCCTCGATGGTTACGATGTAGGGCACTTTAATACCACTCGGTTCTCCTGTCGGATCCTGATCTTCAAAGCCTTCTAAATCCAAATCCACATGCATCTCTAAAATATTATAGACCTCTTCTTTGGCCCCACGTTTAACCCCTGAGATCTCTTCTTCTGTTTTTTGTAATTGATCTTCAATGATCGCTGGATCATGAAGGTCGATGTCTTTATAGAATCCCTTGACTTGTGCTTTTCTCAATTCATTGTGTGTCATCTTGACAACGTGCGTTATCCGCTCTGATTCTTGTAAAGAGGTTGCATAATATGGCACGACTAAATCATCGGCCGGTATAAATTTAGAAACAGCACGCCCGAGCATTTCATCGTAATACACTTTTTTAAATGTTGATCCTGCAAGGGGTAGATAGAATAACATCTGATCCAATTCTTGATCGTACTCTTCCATCTTGTTCATGATTTCATAATTCATGAAGTCCTTGACCCTTTGCGCTTGGTCCTCGCGCATACGATCAGCCATTCCTACAATTTGTGTACGGACCGGTCCGTCTGAGGGGAGGAGTTCTTTGTATGCTTGTGCTTGAAATTGGGTGACGGCTTCTGCGAGCACGGGATGCGTTGCACCCGATGCGCCTTGAAACGGTTCTGTACGTTCTTCGTATTTATAACCTAACAACCCGAGGCCTTTCCTATAGGTATTAATCCATTCGGAGCGTGATTCATTATCTTCTTTGTAGAGTTCAACAAGGTCCGAGGCTAAAGGGCCAAGGACGTCGTCTGGTAACAATTCTGCTAAGTTTCCAAAATGTTCACCACTGTCTTGTGGGGCAACTTTTCCTGGTTCAAAGTCAACCGTTACACTGCCATCTTCTTCCTCAATAACATCGACACCGGGATCCATTTGTTCTTGAATCTTTTCTTCAGTCACCTCTATCGTTTCCTCTTCAGGAGGAATCGTTACAGATTGTCGTACATTGGGAAGTGCTTTATCTATCTCAGCCATAATATGCCTATTTTAAGTTAATGATACTATAC